CATTTAAAGAGTATTTTTAAGATTTTCTGGAGCATCTGGATAAATTTCATAATATGAAAATTTAAAGGTACAAGATGCTTTTTGTATTACTGCGTCAGAAGTATCTGATTGAAATATAATACCAGTAAGTTTACTTGGAACAATATATCGAAAGGTTACTGTAGTAACAACACAATTGGATATTGGGCTTACTATTGATAATACTGCCTGATGATGCCACTGTTGATATGGTAAATTATTTGTATTATCATTTTCTATATTTGCTACATTACGCATCCAAGAGTATAAACTCTTCCAATTATTTAATTCAGAGTCAACTATAAATTCTACATTTAAAGTTTCATAATTGAACTGCATAGTTGGTACTGGAATCGTTGTACCAAAAATAGTTGGTTGATTAACATCTGGAACAGTACATCCAGGAAGATTTACTTTCTGACAATTTAATTCAAATTGTTTTGTTCCACGACCAAAGATTAATGTAAAGTAACTATTGTATAGTGGATTTATATTTGAAATGCAGCTCATAGAAATATTTATCTAATAACAAAAGCCCTCCTCATTTCTGAGGAGGGCTTCGAAGTGTTACTTAAGTTATGACCTGTTACTTAGATCGTGTTACCGTGTAGATGTGTTACACGAGTTAGACGATAGTATTGGTTAATACCAGTGGTCAATGCGTCTGCATCAGGTACAGCACCATTGAGAACAAAGGGATTAGCAACTACGCCATAACGAGTCTTGAACGCAATACGTGGTTGGAAAGTAGCAGGATCAACAGCACGAACCATCTGGAGCGGAACGTATGGGCAGTAGAACAGACCTGCATCATACGGTGATTCGCCCTTATAGCCTGTGCAGAAGAAATTGAATCCTGTTGGGCTATATGGATCGATATAAACGCGAATCTTACCACTCAAGAGACCAGCAAAATTGCTTTGAGTATCGTCAACATTCATCTGTGGAGCAATACCGGGTGAAAGGCTCATGAAACCAGACATTGCAAGTGCAGCAGCAGTATCACTGTCGCAGATGATGAAGTTACCCTTACCACGGCGAGTTTCCTTGGCGATTGCATTGCATTCACGCTCGATTTGGAAACTGAGACCACGGAAGCGTTCTGCCGACCAACGACCATCAGAATCTTGATCAAGATCGTAGGTACCTGGAGTTACGAGATCGCTTTGTTGAGAACCATTCTTAGCAACATAATAGATGGTCTTAACGAGTTCGCGGTTGATTTCAGCAAGAATTTCTGTGCTGAGAAGATTTGCGAGTTCGGCTTCGGCATCTAGACCGTGAACAGCCTTCAAGTCTTGTGCAAGTTCAACAGTGTAATTACTGCTTAGTGCACGAGTCTTGGCTTGTACTGCAACGCGGTCAATGCTAAAGGCCATTTGATTCCAGCTAGCATATGGAGCAGTCTTGCCGATACCTTCACCGTTCGCAGTAAGAATACCACGAAGATTGTTGAGGGCAACGAGATTTGTTGCTGCGCATGAACCAGGGAAGAATCCACCATTGTTGGCCGATAGACCCTTAGCTGTAACATAAGATGCATCAAGTGTCCAACCGCAACCACCGAAGGATGCTTGTGGCTCTTGGAACATGGCTTCTGCATATGTACCGGTATATGTACCAGCAACACCAGCAGGTTGATAATTTGCACGCATGGCAAAGATCAAACCGGTTGGAGCAGTCATTGGCTGAACGCCACAGATGTCATAGGCCATTAGATTTGGCATAGAACGACGAATGAGCGAGATGAGTACTGGATCGTAACCTGCAACGCCACCAGAGTTTTGGAACGATGAAGGCATACCGAGATTGGCACCAGATGCCATGTCTTCGGTTAAATGTTGGGAACGAAGAGATTGCTCTTGATTCTCTAAAAGAACGGCGGTTACCTTACGTCGGTAATCGTCTTTGATTGGAGCGAGTGCACCGTGACTGAGCACGGGATCCCACTTCTCGGTTAAAATATCATACGGGGTGTTTTCTTGAAAATTCATGGTAAGTTATTAATCTCCTATTGATTAAAATTATTTAGTAAAAGTAAAAGTTTAGACTCTTTTATTGAGTCGTCCGATAGCACCAACATATCCCTCTACGAGAGTTGTTGGTGTATTTTTGACTGGGGAAAAGGTTTGTTCAGGTTCGGCATGACGAGCTACTGGACGACCTTTGGTTAGATAGTTTTCACGAATAGCAACGAGCTTTTCGCGATATTCTTCTGGATTGCTGAAATTAACGCTTTCCATTAGATTTTGTAGTTTAGAAACTTGTGTGTCTGCAAGATCACGTGTTTCGGCAACAAAGATACCAGCACATTCAGTGAGTGAAACTTCTTTACGAAGATTCATATTGAATTGGAAAGATTCATTAAGCTTGGTTTCTAGTTCACGGTTTTGGGCATAAAGTTCATCAAGAACATTATACTTTTCTGCAGGAACATCGATGTAATGGTTCTCGAAGAGATTCTTAAGACCACCGATGAAGTTTTCTGCAATTTGTGTCTTAACACCTTGCTCAACTGCAACAGCATTCTCGGTCATCCACTCTTCAACAACAAAGTCAAGATAATCATCAACCTTCTCTACAAGTGATTCGGTTACGTTATCAAGATATGTCTTTACATTACCATCAACATTTTGAACGATGTTGGCAACGGTTTTTTCAACACGGTCAGATACAGCGGCTTCAAAGATTGCTTCGAGTTGAGATACAAGGGATGGTGAAACATCTTCACCTAAAAGAGAAACAAGAGCATTGCGGAAATCTTGTTTGGTTTCCTCGTTGGTCTCTTCTTCTTCCATTTCATCTTCTTCAGTCTCGTCTTCTTCTGGTGAAGATTGAGCTGCCATAGGAGCCGCCATTCCAGCACCAATTGGAACTTGGGCTTGAGCCATGGCTGCACCACCAAAATCAATTGGTTGTGAGATGACTGAACCCTTACCAGTTCCATCAAAATCTGATTGACCGTTGGACATTGGGTACCCACCTAGACCCATTGCTTCGGCTGCTGCTTCTGAAATAGTTTTCTTGCTTTTTTGTTTCATAATAAAAGAATCCTTGTGTTAATTATTTAGTAGTTTTTAAAATTACGGAGTTATACCGTATGCTTTTTCTTGTGCTTCTAACTGTCTTTGTGATACTGCACGTCTTCTTGCATCTAATGGATCTTCAGGTTTAAATGCGGCACGCTTTGAGCCAACAAGTGGTACCCATGGACTTCCGGCTCCCTGTGCTGCTAAATTTTGAGCATTTTGACCTATCTTACCAATATTGGCATCAAACCAACTTGATCCAGATATATCTGCAGCCTGACCTAAAAGCGAGTCTATTGCTCCTGGAACTTTATCTATTCCTGGGATTTTTTTAAGAATCTTAGTTCCAGCAATTGCAGAAGTTGCTTTATTTCCAAGCAATTTACCCAACCAATCTAATCCAGTACCAATAGCATATGCACCTGCAGCAGAACCAGCACCTAAATCATCTTTTTCCGTATCACCAAACAAAATATTATCTGGCTTACCTTCTGCATCAACGCCTTTTCCCTTTCCACCACGACCTCCACCTACACCATATGGTAATTTAATTTTAGAAGGATCTTCCATAGTATCAAGAGCATGACGATCAACAGGAATAACATCTTTAGTTGGAGTTTTTGGTAATTTGGGTGCTTTTGTTTTCTTATATGCATCAACGGCTATACTTGGACCTTCTCCAAATTCTCTTAAGAATTCTTCATGCAAATCACCCGTTGAATGTTTATTAAACGATTCAATCAAATAATTTTGAGCAAGATGGGAAATATCTTTATTCATTTAAGTTTATTAAAATATTCTTCAAATACTTTGACAATATTTTTGTTTAGATTTCGGCTCGATGAATTGTTAATAAGTTTTCTTGCCGCATCGATTTGACGCTCTTGCCACGATCCTTCGACAAGCATCCATTCACGTCCTTCCATGATTCCATTTACGAAAGCATGTGGAGCAGATGGATCTGCAACAATATCAACAGCAGCAAGCATAAAGTCTTCTTGTACTTCTTGATATCCGTTCTTGGACTTTAAAGAACCCATACCACGAGTAGATACACCCAATTGTGCACCTTCGTCAATAAGATTCTTTACAATCTTTCCCATTGGAGTATCTAAAATTTTTGCTTTACCACAGATAGAATTACCATCTTCATGAAGCTCTTTGATAATGTGTGATACTCTATCCAAGTTTACGGTAGGTCCAGTTGGATGATTTAGTTCACCGAGAGCACGACCTTTATTCACGTACTCGGTAATGTATCGGTTAGTTTCTTTGGCAAGGGTTCCTTGTGGGTAGACACGACCATTGCGATTCTTTACACCCGATTGCATAAAAATACCTTCAATGAAATAATTCTTATCGCCATTGACAGCATTCTCTTTGATATACTTTATATCTTCAGTTAGTTCTGTAATCAGTTTCATTTAGGTTCTTTCTTTCCAAGAAAATCTTTAGCAATAACTTTATATTGTTCTTGTAGTCTGGTTCCAACTTTGCCATAGAGAACTTTGGTGGCTTGTTCTTTAAATGCAACAGCATTTTCTTCTACTACGGTCTTGAGCATTTGACGGATATTGTTTTTCATAATAAATTTCTTACCTTCTGTGAAAATGTTAAATGTTGCTTAAATGTTGTTCCATCAGTAAATAATTCAGAAACCAGGTGTTCTCTATTTTTAACATTCAATGATTCAAATAAATTTTTAATGTGTAATATATCTGAATCAGTAATATTTATATTTGAACCATTTTGAAACTTATAATTTCCTGGTTTAAAGTTAGTTACAAAGTCTACAAATTCATTTAAAGTTGTATTTTCTGGAGTAAAAGATTCTCTATATAACAGTGCTTTTGACACTAGTAATTCAGTTTCTTTAATACTTTCGTTCAATTTGGTAGATAAAACTTTAATTATACTCTGCTTAAAACTTTCATCATTTTTAAAAATGATGTTCTCTATTCCTGATTTTAATAATAATTTAGTATTATTCATGGAATATTACTGTTGTCCACCTTCTTGGGCGGCTTGTTGGGCTGCTAAGGCTGCCTGTTCCTGTGCAATTCTTTGTCTGTCAACAACCATTTGTTTTTCCATAACTTTGAGTTGTTCAGGTAGTTGTTTAAGAATATCAGTCTTAACAAACTCGGTTGAGAAGTATTTACCAATGTAAGGTTCAACAAACGAAAGCATCTTAAGGCGTTCGGATAGAATTTCGGATTCTTTGAGATCCCAGAAATAATTATCTGTATTGAATACAAATTTAATATCAGTTTTTAAAACATCCCAATCTTCTTGAGTCATTACACCCTTTAGAAGCAATTGAACTCTTAAGGTATCCATGAAAAGACGAGAAAACTGATATCGAATACGATCAACAAATTTATAGAACTTAATTTCTTCTCTTGTGATTTCAGTGGACCGACCCATATTGAAACCAGTTGATTCAGCAGATAGACGGCTAATTGGAACATTTAAACATGCAAACAATTTCTTTTTAAAGTATTCAATATCTTCAATTTGTGAAGTTGATTGGGCACCAGGAATAGTTGTAATTTCAGTTCCACGTGAACCTTCTCTACGTGGAAGCCAGTAATCTTCAAGTACTGACATCATCTTTCGTTCATCTCTTACTTCACCAGTATCTTGGTTGTAGGTAAGTTTTGTACGGAATCTGCTCATCATGTCCCGCATATATTGTTCGGCTTTGGCTTTTGGTAGTTGACCAACGTCTACATAAAAGATTTTACGTTCTGG